TGGTCTGCCCCATGACACGGGTACTGTAAGACCAGTCAGATTCCAGCTTGAACGGCTTCTTTTCGGCTTCCTTCTTTTCATCCCCGTCCTCGTCACCGCCTTCCTCATCGGGCTTTTCGGGCTCGTCCTCGTCCGGATTCTCAGGCTCATCCTCCTTCTTTTCCGGCGCAGGCTTTTCATCAAAGAGGATCACATCAGCAAAGCCAAGCTCCACCGCCTTTTTCGCATTGATCCAAGTCTCATCGGACATGAGCTTGCTGATACGGTTGTGAGAAAGCCCTGTTTTCGCCATATATGCGTTGATGATGCTCTCCTTGACTTCGTTCAGCGTTGCGATGGCCTTTTCCATATCCTTTGCGTTGCCCATTGCGATGGTGGACGGATCGTGAATCATGAGGAGGGCTGTCGGAGACATCTCCACAGTGTTGCCCGCCATAGCGATGACGCTTGCCGCCGATGCCGCGATACTTGCGATACGCACAGTGACATTGTGCGGATAATCACGGATCAACGTGTAAATCTCGGCAGCGGCGAACACATTGCCGCCCGGCGAGTTGATCCAGAGCGTAATATCGCCGTCCTCGGCATACAGCTCATCACGGAAATCCATACGCCGCACCGGCATCCTGCAGCTTGTTATACGAGCCGTTCAGGTAGTAGTCGTTGCCGCCCTGCTCATCAGGAATCAAATCCATATTTTCCAGACGGCGCACATCGTTGGGCGACATAAATCCGTTGCCCACACCGATGGCATACGCATTCATGCGGGACTGATAATCACCGCGCATCAGACCGTCCACATTGAATTTCGGGAAATACACATCCTGTTCTTCTTCGAGCAGAAGGTCTTTCATGATGCCCTTTTCAATGCGGATGATCCACGGCATCAGCGAATACTGAACAAATGCGATGCCCTGATGCTCGATGTTATTGAATGTGCTGCGTTTGAGGTCTTGTACCAGATGCGGCGGAACCTGAAACATACGGCAGATTTCCTCCACATCAAATTCCCTTGTAGAAAGGAACTGCGAATCCTCCGGCGGCAGGGAGATCGGCTTGTACTGCATTCCTTCTTCGAGGACTGCGATGCGGTGGGCGTTGCGTGCGCCGCCGTATGCCCGCATCCAGTTGTCGCGGATTTTCTGCGGGTCTTTCAGCACGCCCGGATGTTCGAGGACTCCGGCAGGCTGCGCTCCGTTTTTGAAGAATGCACTGCCGTATCGCTCCACAGCCATGACTGCGCCGAGCGCATTTTTCATCATAGCGATAGGGCTGAATCCGACCAGTCCGTTGAATCCCAGACCGGGGATGTGCAGAATTTCATCCCTGCGAAAAATAATATCCTTGTCATGCTCGCCCGGTTTTTCATCGGTGTAAGCGTGATAGGTGTAAATGAGGTCACCGCTTTTCGGATCACGGTCGATCTCGACATTTTCCGGCAGCAGCGGATAAAGACCGAGGATGCCGTTTTTGCCGTCCCGGACGATCTGTGCATAGGCGTTGCCCCACAGCAGTAAATGACACATCAGTGCTTCCCAGAATGAGAATGAACTCATTTCGGGATTCGGCTGTCGGTAGAGGATTTTGTACAGCGGATGGTCGGTCGCCAGTTCCTTATCCTCGCCCTCGCCGGTGTATCTGTAAAGGTGCAGGGGCAGTCCTGCAATCGTATTGGAGAGCAGTCTCACGCAGGCATATACAGTAACTATCTGCATTGCAGTTCGCTCATCGACACGCTCTCCGCTGTGCGTCATGCCGAATACGAACAGATTACCGGAGTCCCGGACATTGTCTCGGATATCCGGAAGCGTCGGCGCATCTCTCGGCTTGCTTATGCCGAGCCAGCTCAAAAAGCCCATAAACATTACCTCCTTACAGAACGATCAAATCATGATTGGGTTCATCGTATACAGATCCCTGCATTTCGTGACGGATACATCTGTCAAGTGCCATGATCCAAGCCACAATGCCGTCAATCTTTTCTGTCGATTTCTTTTTACTCGGTTTGATGTTCTCCGCCGCATCAATTTCAGCAACCACATTGCCCGCCATCCAGCGCAAGACAGGGTTGCCGCCATGAATAAACTGTCCTTCGAGAATGAGCTTGTACAGCTCTTTCATCGGCGGTGACATATCCTTGAAGCCCATGCCCATCGGGACAACCGTGAAACCGTCACCCTCAAGATCGGTGATAAGTTGTGTCGCATTCCAGCGGTCGGCAGCAATTTCCTTGATGTTGTACATCGTGTGCAGCTCGTTGATCGTTTTCCGCACGAAATTATAATCGACCACATTGCCCTCGGTGATATGAAATAATCCCATGCGCTCCCATACATCGTAGGGAACATGGTCTCGCCGTACTCGCAAATCGAGCGTTTCTCTCGGCAGCCAAAAGTGGGGAACAACGATGTATTTTTCACTGTCATGCAGCGGAGGAAACACAAGCACAAATGCCGTGATATCCGATGTGCTTGAAAGGTCAAGTCCTGCGTAGCACTCCCGTCCCCGCAGCTTTTCAAGGTCAATCGGAAGATTGCCCCGGTCATAGATATGCTCCGGAATCCATGCAACGACGCTGCCCACCCACTGATCCAGACGAAGCTGACGGAATACATTTTCCTCGGCGGGATTCGTCAGTGCTTCCCGGTGAGCATCACGCACTCGGTCAATGGTGATGGTGTATCCGAGCGAAGGATTTGCCTTATACCACGATTCCTCGGCGTTCCAGTCATCACCGTCATCCAAGCCGTAAATCACAGGGTAAAATGACGGATCAATACGCCGTCCTTCGAGGATGTCTTTTGCTTTTGTGTGGTATTCGTAGCAGATGCTGTTGCGGTCGGTGCCGGCAGTAGTGATAAGGAAGTACAAAGGCTGAGTACGGGCATCACCGGATCCTTTTGTCAGAACATCCACAAGGCTGCGGTTCGGTTGGGCGTGCAGCTCATCCAAAACCAGACCGGATACATTCAGTCCATGTTTTGTACCGACTTCTGCGGAAAGCACCTGATAAAAGCCGACATTGCTGTAATTCACCAGACGCTTTGTCGCCGCCATGACCTTAGAGCGTTTCAGGAGCGCCGGTGTCATTTCAACCATGCGCTTGGCGACATCGAAAACAATGGATGCCTGCTGTCGGTCGGCGGCAGCACCGTAGACCTCGGCGGAAGGCTCGTTGTCAGCGTAAAGCAGATACAGCGCAATCGCTGCTGCAAGCTCACTGTTGTGCGTAGGCACAAACGATGTTCCTGCGAGATATTGGTGGCTCGGACTGTCCACCTGAATGCACTGCATTTTCACAGGATGATCCACAGGCTGAATGTCCAGTAAATAATGAAAACAGGAGCGAGTTTCTTTTACCCGCGCCCGTGTGCGTGTGTATTTTCGTTTCAGTCTTGATGTCGGCTGATCGTCAAAGGTAGTAAACCGGACGATATACAAAATCTCTCCGGTCGGCCACCCATGCCGTGTAGAAGGTTCACATTTTACTGCATTTTTGATACCGAGCGACCACAGCAGTTCTCTGACGGAAAGCGCCAGTTCTCGCAGTGTTGTGACATACACACTTTGCCCCTTTCGTTCGCCGATACAGCCGTCCGAATCCATCAAACCTTGCAGCAATGCCCACCGCTGCTCTGCGGATGCTCTCAGATATTCCGGTCGGATTCTCTTTTCACGGAAGCTGTCGAGTAGGACTGCTTTCAGTTCATTGTACTTTATGATCTCACTGCCGCCGCATTTCTGCGGATAACGGTTGTGTACCTTATACGGAATATTCGAGATGATGTCCTCGACATCTTCCGTCCGAACAGTGATCTCCGGCTTGACTGCGTTGCCGTTTCCAAGCCAGTAGCCGTACAGATACGGATCAATCGGTAAATCTGCCGCCCCTGTCTGAAGGACACCGCACACTGGAATCCGAATGAGGGAATCCCGCTTTGACTGCGGTCTGTAAGAAAATCGCTGCCTGTATTCCGAAGTCCTGCGATAGATATCGCCGGTCGTCCAGAGGACATCTTTGCGTTTGCCGTAAATATACTGACAGTTCCACAGATGCCGTTCACCGGCGATGATCGATGTGCCGTCCTTGAAGGTCAGCTTGTAGGCTTGCTCTGTATCATCGACAGGGCTTTTCGCAACCACATGACACGGATTTCCGTTCTCATCAAATACAGTATCTCCGACCTTCAGATCACCCATATTGGTGAATCCCTGCGGAGTCGGAATAGGCGTATCCAGAGCAAGCTGTTTTCCATTTTTCTTTGGAATTTCGACATAGGCTGTGCGGAATTGCCGTGTATCATCCTCTTTGACGATACCAAAAATGTCACGGATGATCTGCTCCTGCCACGGTAATAACCAGAACGGCTTTCCCGCCCATCTGCCTTTGGTATGACATAGATTCTCGATGAAGCGCACAGCCCTGTCCGCCTTTGCCGCATCGTAGTGCGATTCCGGCAGCATGAAGCGTGTCGGCTTGTAGTCTTTCAGCTTCGGATAATTCTTTGGACGCTCCCGCGCCCTTGCCGTTCCTGCCATCAGCCACCTCCGAGAAGTTCATCCATATCGTCAACGGCAGCGTTTTTCATATCCGCACCTGCCGTGATCCTGCTTCTTGCCGCCGGAGTCAGACCGAACTGCTCCGCAATCTTGTTCATGATCTTCAGATAGGTCTGCGCAATGCTGACCTGCGGAACCTGCTGCCAGTAGCCGGATTTTGTTTTCACGATCGTGCCGTGCTGTGTCATGAATTCCTCGGCTTCCTTCCATCGGGCATATGCCTGACAATAGGATGCGAATGCCGCCTGATCGACCTCGG